TTGACGGATGAAGTGCAAACTGGTATGCTTAATTCTAAATTGAGAAACGATAAAATTGCAGGGAGAGCAGACGAGCGATTAACGGCAGATTTTGTAAAAGGTTTCAATGTTAAAAATCAAACTAGTTTTAAAACTAATGAGGAGATTGTTGCGCACCTTAAAAAAAGATTAGTAGATGAAAATAATTTATTTGATGGCGCTTTAAAATTAGAAATAGGATTTGCAGAAGCAAGACTATCAACGGCAAAAAGAATAAATGACCAGATTGTAAAATCTAACAATGCAGTTAATCAGGATAGAACAGACAGAAGGAAAGAACAAGAAGCGGCAAATAAAACGGCTAGAGATAAGAGGTTAGCAGATGTAAAAGCGTTTAATAAAAGAATATCGGATGCACAAAACGAACTAGATAGTTTAGAAAATAATGCTATCGAAGACAAAACAGAAAAAGAGATTCGACTATTACAAGCGAAATATGATAAAAGAATTTTAACGTTAGATAGTAGAATACCACAGGAACAAGCATTGATATTAGCTTATGAGGAAAAACTAGCAAAGGACATTGAAGCTATTGAAAAAAGGGTAATAGATGAGAAGGTAAAAAAAGCAGATGAAGACTTACAAAAATTAATCGAGTCAGATATAAAGATGCAAGAATTGAGACTTAAATTAATGAAGGGGTTAGTTCTTGCCGATTCTGCAACTGCTGAAGAGATAGCCTCTAATAAACTTAAAATTGAAGACAAGTCTTTCGATATAGAAAAGCAGAAACTCCAAGCACAATTAAATAATAAAAAAATAACACAAAAAGAATTTAATGCTGAAATGCTAATCATTGAGCAACAGCATCAAAATAATATTAATTCAATTCAAAAAGATTCAGCTACTAAGTCAGTTGAAACAATGTCTGAAAAGATTAGCGCATGGCAAACAAAGAACGCTGAAATAATTGCAAAAATACAAGAGTCTTTCCAAGTTGCAAGTCAAGCAATTTCTGGAATCATTGACGTAGTTTCCCAAGCATTAAACATGAGGGCAGAAGAAGATTCTGCAAAAAGAAACGACAGGTTTGAAGCCGACCAAGAAGCATTGAAATCGAGTCTTGCAAATAGAGAAATCACACAACAACAATTTGACGACAAATTAAAAGCATTAGAAAAACAAAAAGAAATAAAAGAACGACAAGCAGCCAGAAAAGCCTTCCAACAAAATAAGGCAATGCAAATAACTAATGCTATTATGGGAACGGCTGGCGCGATTATATCGGGGTTGTCTGCTCCTTTCCCTTTAGGAATAGTGATGGCAGCAATTAATGGAGCAATGGGAGCGGCTCAAATTGGAATCATTGCAAGTCAAAAATTCAAAGCAGCAAGAGGAGGAGTAGTGCCGGGCGCACCAAGTAAGTTCGATTCAGTCGATGCACAACTAGCACCGGGGGAAGCCGTGATTAATTCAGAATCTACTTCGATGTTTCCTCAATTACTATCTAGCATCAATCAAATTGGTGGGGGGGTATCACTTGCTCCAGACGTCACGCCAACACAAGCCACAGGAACGCAGCCAGTATTTAGAGACAATAACAACCAAGATAATAGAGTGTATGTAGTGGAAAGCGATATAACAGACTCACAAAATAGAATCACTAGAATAACAGAAGCGGCAACATTTTAATTAAACAACTATTAATTTTTTATACTTAATAACATGGAGAAGACAATAATATATTTAGACATAGAAGATGAAGATATGTATTCAGGAATGGACGCAATTTCATTTGTAGATCAACCAGCGACAGAAATAAACTGGACTGCATTTTCTAAACAGGCAACTGAAAAGAAACTATTCAAAACGAATAAGGCAGAACAGATAGTTACCTCGCCCGTTATGTTAGCTGAAACTGAAATATTTAGAACGTCCGAAGATATGGGCGACTATTATGTGAAATTTTCTGCAGAAATGATTTCAAGAATGCGTAATAAATACGTAATGGACGGACGACAAAATGAAGTAAACGAAAATCACGATTCTAAAAGCAAAGTCAAAGACGTTTATATGGTTGAAAGTTACATAGTAGGGGACAAGGTAACAAGTGAATTATATCCAGACTTACCAAAAGGCACATGGGTAGCATCATTCCATATTCCAGATACAAACTACTGGAACAAAAATATAATGTCCGATAAATTTAAAGGCTTTTCTTTAGAAGGTTTTTTTATCGAAAGTTACGAAATGAGTCTGCAAGATAGAAAGGTAAATGACGTATATAATCAAATTGAAGAAGTGATTAATTCAAACAAGCATGACATTGTTAAAACCTTAACGATTAAAAAAATTCTTAACATAAACTAAACAAGATTAAATTAATTATACTTATTAATATAACGTAAAACAAAGTTATGAGCGAAGAAAAAGAAAAGAAAAAAACAATGGTCGAGAAGATTAAAGAGATTTTCAAGGCAGATGAAGAAGTGCAAACAGAGGAGAACTTTGTTGATGTAAAAACCGATAGCGGTGTAATACTTAGAGTTGACGATATAGCAGTTGACCAAGCAGTACAAGAAGTAACCGAAGAGGGTCTTGTTGATGTTGCAGATTCTACTTATGTACTAGAAGATGGTACGGGTCTAGTAGTAGTTGGCGGTGTTATTACTGAAATCGTAGAAACCGAAGCAGAAGCGAAAGCAGAAACAGAAGAAGAAATGGAAACCGAAGAGGTTGAAGATTCTAACAAGTTTGAAGACGAACTGATTAGCACATTGAAATCTGTGAACGATAGATTAACGGCTATTGAAAATAAATTTAAAGCCGTTGAAAAAGAAAACAAAGAATTAAAAGAAGACTTTAAGAAGATTGGTGGACAAGCTTCTGATAGTCATACAGAGACAAAGATTAAGTTTAAGCAAGAAAAAGAAATCAAAAAAACACCTTTGCACTACGCAACAGGACACTAAAAAAAGAGATATGAGAAGTAAAGAAGATTTAAAAAGGGAAGCAATGGGTTTAACCGTTGGAACTCTTCCAGACCACATCGAGAATGTAGGCGAAATAGTTGTTAATCTAATCGCAGGGTCTAAGACTCTAGCATTATTGACACCTCAAACGGGAATCAAAGCAGGTTCAACAGAGCAATTAAACATCTTGTCAACTAATGTAACTTGGTCGGATGGCGATTGTGTAGCTACGGAGACAGGAGACAACACGGTATTAACACCTCGAGACATAACGACAACTAGATTAACAGATAGAGAGTTGATGTGTTTAGATGTGTTGGATTCTAAGTTACCAATGATACAAGCAGCAGGAGCAAGAAATGAAGAGCTACCGTTTGCCTCTTTATTTATGGAAACTAAGGTTAAACAAAACGCTAAACAATTGGAAGTTCTAACTTGGCAAGGAAGTACTGCAACAGGACTTGGAAATCTTGCTTTAGTAGATGGATTTTTAGAGTTAGCGCTATTAGATACTGGCGGATTAGGTTATGAAGCGGTTTATGGTGCTGGAGACTTAGCAGGTATTGCAAATTTTGCAGCAAATCCAATCGGAACAATCGAAGCAATTGCCAAAAATAGAACGGACGAAATGTTTGAGCGAGAAGATTTTACTATCTTCATGTCATTGTCTGACTATTTCTTATTGAACAAAGATATTCGCGATACATACGGTATTAATGCAACTGGAGACTTTACTAATACAGGGATGGAAAATGTAGAGCAAACTATGGTGTTTCCCGGAACAAACATTATGATTTGCGGTACTCATGGAATGAATGGAAGCGGTCAACTATTCGCTACATACATTGAGAACATGAGATACGGGACTGATTTAGAAAGCGACAAAGAAGATGTACAATTATTCTTTGATAAGTTTCACAAAGTATTAGTGTCTGATATCGTATTTAGTATTGGTTATCAGTACCAAGATCCAACGCAAGTAGTTTGGATTTCCTAGAAAATTAATTAAAGACCCCTTCTTAATTGAGGGGGTTTTATAAAACTTAAAAAGATATGCCAACAGGATGCATTTTGGATAACGGGTACAACTTAGGTTGCGCCACAACAGGGGGAATTAAGAACGTATATCTCGGAACTTACGACCCTACTGTAACATACGACGACACAACAGACCCAGAAGGGAAAATAACTTTATTAGTTGACAACCCAAACGCGATTGAGTGTTGGGATTTTCAACAAGATTTGGAGTTTGCAGGACTAGAACAAACAGGAAACTTTTCACAAGAGAATGGAACTGTATTTTATGAGTCTGTACTTTCAATGAAGTTTATCCACATGGATTCAAATTTACGCGATTTGATTAATGCGCTTGGACGTGCGCCAATCTTCGCAGTAGTAGAGGCTAATAGTGGCGAATGGTTTATATTAGGTACTGAGTCACCGGGTAGAGCAACAGAAGGAAACTCTTCTTTAGGTGTAGCAATGGGAGACATGAACGGGGCAACTCTTTCGTTTACTTTCAAGGCTGAAAATTCAGCACCTTT